CAAAGCGCGCTCTTGAAACTCGCCGGGCGTCACTTCTGCGTCTCGTATTTCAACCGGACGAAGACCAGCCTCCCGCTGATCGAGGGCATCGCGTCCAGCCTCATGCTCGACAACGGCGCGTTCTCGGCATGGCAGGCGGGCGTTGATCTTAGCGATGCCTACTGGTCCGGCTATTTCGATTGGTGCGACCCTCTGCTGGATCGCCCGACGACGTGGGCTGTCATCCCTGACGCCATCGCTTCGGGAACCCAGGAGCAGGACCGGCTGATCGGGCTTTGGCCGCACGGCGACCGTGGAGCGCCCGTCTACCACCTGACCGACGACTTTATGCAGCCGCTTTCGCGCCTTGTCCGGCTGACGCAGGAGTGGCCGCGCGTCTGCATCGGATGGGCACACCCGCCGTCAACGCACCCGATCAACGGTGTCGCGTTTGAGCGCGCGATGGATGCGCTCTGGAACGAGCTGGCGCGGCATCATCGCCGCACGCCGGTCGTTCACATGTTTCGCGGGATGCAGCTAGTCCGGTCCCGGTGGCCGTTTGCGTCGGTGGACTCGACCGACGTGGCCCGCAATCACAACCGCCCACAGAACACGCCCGAGGCCATGGCCGCTCGTTGGGATGCGGCGCAATGCCCGGCGCGTTGGGAGTTGGCGCCCTCTCCTTTAGAATTGGACTTTGCATGACGAACGCATTCGAGACACACAACATCGGCCACCTGTCGCCGTCGTCCATCAACCTCTGGCTTAACGCGCCGTCGTTGTGGGTGCTTGAAAAGCTCTTGGGCCACCGTGGGGGTGTGGGCGCCGCCGCTCACCGTGGCACGGCGACAGAGGCGGGCGTCAGCGCGGGGCTATTCGACCACGACCTGACGCTTGACGCCTGCGTCGCCGTCGCGTTGCCCATCTATGACCGCCTCACGGCGCTGTCAGGCGACCCTAAGCGCGACACCGAGCGCGGCGTTATCCCCGGCATGGTCAAGCAAGGGCTCGCCCTACGCACGCACGGCGTCCCGATCCGGCCCAACCGGGGCGACCAGCACAAGGTCGAAACGTCGCTTGATGGCGTCGGTGTGCCGGTGATCGGCTATCTCGATTGGATGTTCGCCGATGAAATCCTTGACCTGAAAACGACGCTCCGAGTTCCGTCCGCCATGAGCGAGACGCACCTGCGCCAGGCGTCCGTCTACAAGCGGGCGCACATGGATAAGCGCGTGCGGTTTGTCTACGTCAGCGACAAGAAGTCAGAGACGCACACGCTCACGCGCGAGCAATACGACGCCGCCATTGTCCAGCTTACAGGCGCGGCTTTGCGGTTGCAGAAATTTCTTGCCATCTCGGCTGACGCGCGCGAACTTGCCGCCATTGTTCCGCACTCGTCGGACAGCTTTTACTTCAACGACCCGGCGACACGCGCCAAGTCGGTTGAAGTGTTCGGTTACTGAAAGGCGACCAATGGCGACGTTCACCGTCAAGAAGTATCAGCACAAGACGCGCGGGCAACCGCTGCTTGGCTTTACCATTCACAGTGGCGAACACGAAGTGTGGCGCGGCGATGGCTTTATTGAGCCTGAATATCGCGCGGCTTCCATTCAAGTCGCCCTGCGTGAACTGAACGGCCAACCGCCTGTCATCAAGGGCGAGAATATTCTTGACCGCACGGCGATGATCCTGGCGGATTGGTCGCGCCGCAGGTTCCCTGAACACGCGGCGTAAGAGATGGGCGGCCCGACCCTTTCGGGTATGTGTAAACTGAGGAAAGAACGAACATGGCACTAGGATTGCAGACCGAAGCCGGTGGCGGTGAAAACTTCCTTCCGGTGGTCAAGTACGACGCGCGGGCCGGGCGGGTGTTCCGCATCGACCGGCATCAGGACAGCGCGGGCAACTGGTCATCCGACGATGTGGACATCACGTCCACGTTTCAGGGCGCGTTCGACCTTGGCGCTATCGAGGTCGGCTGGGTCTATTTCGTCGCGGGCCAGGGTCCGGCCTGGGCGGTTGTCCCGCTGGGTCAGCCTCTGCCGGCCCGTCCGTCCGAGAACCACAAACAGTGCTTTCGCCTCAAGGTGAAGCTCGGCAAGGCTTGCGGCGGTGATGTGCGTGAGTTCGCATCCCAGGCCAAGTCGGTGATCGGCGCGGTGGACAAGCTGCACGACGCCTATACGGCTGGGCTCAAGGACAACCCCGGCAAGGTTCCCGTGGTCGCCATGACAGGCACGACGGCGATCAAATCGACGGGCAAGGGGCAGACCTCGACCAACTACGCTCCGATCTTTGAGATCAAGTCCTGGGTGGATCGTCCCGCCGACTTCGACACTACGCCCGCCCCTGTGGCGCCAGCACCCGCGCCGGTCGAGGCCGACGACACCGAGTTTTAAGAGACCTCCTCCCCGAGGCATCTAGGCGGGGCGTGAAAGCGTCCCGCCACTTTTTCAAGGGTCAAACGTGGTCAACGTGTCACCGATCCTAAGCCCCGATAAATCCGACATGACGGCCCACCTGGGGCTTCTGTTTGGTCGCGCCATCACCGGCAAGGTCGAGATAACGGGCATCCACGTCGATAAGGAAACCAAGGGCCGGACGCGCACGCGCTTCTTCGCCACTGACGACCTCGAGGCGGCGGCGGACTACGCATCCGGCCTGAACGCTCAACACGGTTGGAATGTCTACGTCGGCGCGGCGCTCCGCAAAGACGACGTGTTTCCCGACACCACCGCTGACGATACCGATTTTTTGCGCGCCTACGCCCTTTGGGCCGACGCTGACACCGAAGCCCAGCTACAGAGCGCAAGGGCCGCCTACGCAGGCTGTGACCCCGCTATCGTGGTGGTTACGGGGCGAACGCCGGAACGCCGCGCGCAGATGTGGTGGCCGCTCGAAACCCCCATAGACGACGCCGACACCTTGCGCGCTGCGACGCGCGGCATCGCCACGGCGTTAGGGACGGATCGCGTCGTCTGCACCGCAAAGCAGTTGATGCGCCTTGCCGGATCAATCGCCTGGCCGAAACAGAACAAGCCGGGCCGCGTGCTGGAGCGCACCGAGCTGGTGCGGATTGAACGCGCGCCGCGCGAGTTTGCGATTGAACAGATCGAACGCGCCTTCCCGCCCGTCACCGTGGCGCAATCAAAGGCAGACGCGCCGCCTGAAATCACCGTCGCCCCAGCTGGCGCGCTCGGCCTTGAGGAGAAGGTCATGGACGGGCGCGAGGGCTACGCCTTCCGCCTCGTGCGCGCCACGCTGCGCCAGTACGTCGGGGAGACGGGATCGGCGCCCACGGCGGAAGAACTCTACAAGGAAGTCGGGCCGACCTACTTCCGGCGCGTTGACCAGAACCGACCAGGGCGCGGTCCGACGTTCCTGCTGGCGAAGTGTCAGGAAGCCGTGCGCGCCTTTCACGCCGGCCAAATCCCCGGCATGGCGACGCTTGACGAAGCCGTCACGACCTGGGCCGAGAGGACGCATGACGACGGCCCTTTGGACGAACCGGAGGATAGTTACCCACCGCCGGAAGGTCCGTTTCGCGCCTCCGACCTGACAGGCGAACCGCCTGAGCGCGTCTGGGTGGTGGATGACTGGATCGTCGCCGGGGCGGTCAATTCGCTCTACGGCGACGGTGGCCTAGGCAAGACGCTCCTGGCGCAGCAGCTTGCGTGTTCCGTCGCCACCGGCGTTCCGTGGCTAGGTATCCCGGTCAAGCAAGGGTCGGTCCTCGCTATCTTGTGTGAGGATGAAAAGGACGAGCTTCACCGGCGCCACAACGCCATCAAGGCGGCGATGGGTCACACCATCGGCAACCCATTCAACGACGTCTGGCTGTGGCCTAGGGTCGGTGACGACAACGCCCTGATCCGTTGGGATAAGGATTCAAAGCCTATCGTCGGCGCGTTCTGGGAGCGGATTGAACAACAGATCGAGGCCGTCCAACCGTCGCTCCTGATCCTCGACACGCTGGCCGACTTCTACGCCGGATCGGAGATCGACCGGCCCCAGGTGAACTATTTCGTGAAGACACTGCTGGGCGGCCTTATCAAGCGCCAGGCGGCCAAGGGACATTCCCTGACCATCCTCCTGCTAGGTCACCCCTCTGTGGCCGGGAAGGCGTCAGGGAGCGGCTACAGCGGCTCGACGGCATGGAACAACGCCGTGCGTTCGCGCATCTATCTGACGCGCCCTGAAGAGGGCTCAACCGACGACCGGATGCTGACGCGCGGCAAGGCGAACTACGCCAAGTCTGGCGACGAAACAGCCATCCGGTTGTTCTTTGACCAGGGCGTGCTGCACCCCTGCGATGACGCCGAGGATGGGGATAGCGTGCTGTTCGCCGCACGCGAGGAAGCGTGCGCGCTGGTGGACAAGGCGTGGGCGTCAGGGCGTCCCTACGCAGGCCGCAAGGAACACCCCCGCTATATCTTCAAGGCCCTGCCGGCGGACATGATGAAGGCCGGTTTCAGCCCCTCCGTATCGCGCCAGGCCCTGCGCGAATTGATCACGGATGACGCGGTTATCAGCCTCGCCAAAGGCCGCGACAAGCGCGGTTATCGCACCTCAAGGTCCGGCGAATGACCGTGAACAAGACGCTAACTCATGTGGGCGGTGATGTGGGCGGTGATTTTACCGCCACACGTCATGTCTTTGAAATGCTTACGAAAAATGTGGGCGTACGCCACACCGCCACAATGTGGGCGTACGCCCACAAATTAACGAACAAAGACAAACGCTTAGGGGTCGCGCGTACGCGCGCGCGCGTTTTAAGGGTTTTGTGGCGCTGCCGCCGCTACGCGGCATCGCCACCTAAGTCAGCGGAGAACCATAACCATGCCATCACCATCCGACGCCGGAACCCTTCAGGCCATTTTCGAAGGCGTCGAAAACGCCCGATCCGAAGCGGAGACGGAATGGGGGTTTGAACGCCTCCCCATGCTGGTTTCTGATGATTTGCGCGCTAAGCTCTATCGACAGAAGGCCAAGTGGTCGGAAGCCTATCAGGCCGCGTGGGCGGCGGACACGTTGACGCGCGCCATGCTGGACGAGGTCGAGAAGCAGGCGGGCGCCATGAAGCGGGCGTGGGCCGCTCTATCGCAGGCCGCCACCGACGCCGGCCACAGACCCGTCAAGCCGTGGGTGTGGGAGATACCGTTGCAGAACGGGACCGTCGCCGCGCTGGTCCGAACTGACGCCGAGGTCGCGGACGTTGAGGCGTCCGGTCGGTTCGTTTCGGTCTATACGGCCCGCGAGATCGGGAATATCATTGACGCCCTGCCCCCGACGCTGGTGGAGGCAAAGCGCGTGTTTCCCGGTTCCAAGTTTCAAGGTTCGTTCAGCCGCGCCTGGGTGAAGGACGGCGACGAGATTCCATTTTGACAACGGAGCAAGCCGCATGACCTACCGCAACGCAGACACCCGGCTGAAAGCCGCGTTCGCCGCATTGAGAGCGGAGATCGAGGGGGTGTTCCCGGGCGCGAAAGGCGCTGACCCCCCGGCGCTCGTCGTCGAGCTTACCGACAGTATGCGTGACCACCTCCTCGACTACGCCAAACAACCCGCAAGCGAGGGGTGAGTGATGGCCCGAACCGCCAAGAGCCGCGCCTTCGCTTCGGTCGCAAAGGCCCACCACGCCCGCACCCGCGCCAACCTTGTCCGCCAAGCCGAACGCGAGCGCGCCAAGTCCGAGGCTCTGGAGGTTGCCACTGGCGTTGACGAAACCGTCGCGCTTGCCGAGGGCAGGGGGGAAGCGTTTGAGCGTCCGAAGCAACGACCAGGGGAGCGACAGAAGCCCGTGCGTCGCCTGAACGGCCTGGCCTACCTCGTCAGCCGCAAGGTGCTCACAACCGAGCTTGCCCAGATCGGAGAGACATGGGGAGACCTCTACCGCCAAGCCTACGGAGACCCGCCGCTTCGCTCCTGCATCAACGACAGCATCGGCGGAGGCGGAGACCCTACAGGATCGGCCCTGGTCGCCGCACAGGCCCGCGTGGCGGCGCAACGCAGGCTCCGGGCTATGTCGGGCTACATCGAAGCCGTACCGGCCCTGTACGGCGCTCTAGCGGCGATTGCGGGCGTTGGCCTCACCCCGAGGCAGTACGGACTGACGGACAAGGGCGCCCTCGTCGTGCAGACAAACCTGATCGCCGCGCTCGAATTGATGCGGGCGGGTGTGAGGCGTGCGGCGTGATGCTTGACAACACCGCTTGACTTTGCACGCGAACAACCCAACAGAAAACTAAAGCGGCGCTTTGCGCGCAGCCATCGGTCAGGGGGTTCCCATGACCTACGCCGGCAAGCCCATAAGCACACTCACCGAAGCCGAGCTAGACGACGCTGAGGCGTTCTGCATCGAACACGCCCGCATTGCATCGGAAGTCTACGCCGCCAACATGCGCGCTCTGGCTGAGATAGCTTCCGCACGCGAGCGCCAAGGGGCGACGGTTAACTAGGGTCTCACATGACTGACCAAGCCCCGACGCGAGGTCGTCCAAGCAAATACGATCCAGCCTTTTGCGAGACCGCCGAACAGGTCTTGTCGGAAGGCTACAGCGAAGCGGTTCTCGCTGGTGAGCTTGGCGTCTGCATCGACACCGTGACCGAGTGGAAGAAGGTTCATCCAGATTTTTCCGCATCCATAAAGATCGGACGGGCTAAAGGCGCTCGCGTTTGGGAGGATCGGCTCAAGGCCCTGGCCGAACGCAACGAGGGCAACGCGACCGGAATTATCTTCGGCCTCAAGAACCGCCAGCCCGACGCGTGGAAGGACAAGACTGAGACCGAACATTCTGGCGCCCTCGCAATCGAGAAGCTGACGCGAACCGTTGTCGACCCGAAGTCTTGATATCCCCACGGCGCGCATCTTCGTCCCGCTACTCCAGCCCGCTCGCTACAAGGGCGCTTGGGGTGGTCGCGGATCGGGGAAGTCGCACTTCTTCGCGGGCCTCATGGTCGAGGAGCACCTGGCGCAACGCGGCGCTCTCAGCGTGTGTGTTCGTGAGGTGCAGAAGTCTCTGGCGCAAAGCTCGAAGCGCCTGATCGAACAGAAGCTATCGGACTACGGCTTGGGCGAGGCGGACGGCTTCCGGGTTCTGAATGACCGGATCGAAACGCCCGGCGGTGGGCTTATCACGTTCGTCGGGATGCAGGATCACACGGCGGAAAGCATCAAGTCGCTGGAGGGTTTCCAGCGGGCCTGGGTCGAGGAAGCCCAAAGCCTGAGCGCTCGCAGCCTGACGCTTCTCCGGCCGACGATCCGCGCCAAGGCTTCGGAGCTTTGGTTCTCGTGGAACCCGAACCGCAAGACCGACCCGGTTGATACGCTTCTGAGGGGCGAACATCTGCCGACCGGCGCCCAAGTGGTCAGGGCCAACTGGTCAGACAATCCGTGGTTTCCGGTCGAACTGGAGCGCGAGCGGTTGGACGATCAAGCCGCACGACCAGACCAATACGACCACATTTGGGAGGGTGGTTACGCCAAGGTGACCGAAGGCGCTTACTACGCGGCAAGCCTGACCGAGGCGCGGAAGGAAAACCGCATCGGCTTCGTGGCCCGCGATCCGAACATGGCGATACGAACCTTCTGGGACCTTGGCCGGCGCGACCATACGGCGATCTGGGTGGCGCAATGGGTGGGCCAGAAGATCACCCTGCTGGACTACATCGAGGGCTCGGGCCAACCGCCTAGCTACTACTTCGAGGAGCTACGCCAGCGCGGCTATCGCGGCTGCATGGTCTATCTCCCGCACGACGGTTCGCGGGTCGGCCCTGAGAACCACAACGGCAAGAGCTACGAGGACCAGGCGCGGGAAGCGGGCTTCGACGTCGAGGTGATCCGCAACCAGGGACCATCGGCGGCCATGCTTCGGATTGATGCGGGGCGGCGGTTGTTTCCCCGCATGTGGTTCAACGAAGCGACGACGGCGGACGGCCTTGAGGTGTTGGGCGCGTACCACGAACGCCGCGACGACAAGCGCGAGATTGGCCTCGGGCCTGAGCACGATTGGGCGTCACACGGCGCGGATGCCTTCGGGCTTCTGGCGGTGGCCTACGACGAACCCCGCGTGAAGCGGGAAGCGGCACGCAAGCCCGTTCACGCGGGCGGCAACGCATGGATGGGGAGGTAGTATGGCTTACGACGCCGAAAAGCCTGCCCGCAAAGCCAAAGTGCCGCCGGGCTACAAGGACGAGGGCGAGTTCTGCCAGGAGGTCCGCGAGCTATTCCAGAACGGCGTCGATTACGACCGCGAGAACCGCGACCAGGCCGACGAAGACCTGAAGTTCCTGGCCGGTGACCAGTGGGATGACGATGCGGTCAAGACTCGCGCCGGCAAGCCTCGCCTGACGATCAACGACCTACCGCAGAAGATTGCCCAGGTGGTGGGCGACATGCGGATCAACCGCCCGTCGATCCGCGTGCGCCCGGCCGAAGACGCCGACAAGGACTTGGCCGAGGTCCGCGAGGGGCTGATCCGCGCCATCGAGCGGGACAACGACGCGCAGGGTGTCTACATCGCGGCGGGTGAGAACCAAGTCGGCTGCGGGATCGGCAACTTCCGCGTGGGGCTGAAGTACGCCGACGACACCGGCTTTGAGCGCGACATCGAGATCAAGAACATCCCCGACGCCTTCGCGGTGGTCTGGGACCCGTTCGCGGGTGAACGGACCGGGCGTGATGCGGAGTGGTGCTTTGTTGAAGAGGCGATGCCCCGCAAGGCGTTTGAAAAGCAGTGGAAGCAGGAGCTGCCTTCGGAACTAGAGGTTCCCAAGGCCGACGCCAACGGCTGGTACAAGCGCGACGAGGTCCGCGTTGTCGAGTTTTGGCGGATGAAGTCGGAGCCGACGACATACGCGCGCCTTGAGACCGGATCGACGGTCGAAGTGGATATGACCGACCCGATGATGCCCGCCATGATCGTGCGGACGTCGAAGGGCCAGAAGCTGCGCCCGTTGCCCGCGCCTTTCGCGCTGGACGATGACGGCGAGCCGATGATCCGCAAGGGCGTTCGGAAGTACGCCTGCATGTATCTGATGACGGGTCACGCGATCCTGTCCGGCCCGCATGAGTTGCCCATTCCGCGCCTGCCTATCTTTCGGGCGCGCGGTTGGGAGGTCAACGTCCGCGCCAAGCGGGTGCGGTTCGGGCTGGTGCGGTTCGCCCGCGATAGCTACCGGCTGCGGAACTACTGGCGGTCCAAGTCGGCTGAGATGCTGGCGCTTGCGGGCAACGGCAAGTGGATTCTGCACGAGAACACCGAGGGCGATCAGGAAGCCTTCCGCACGGCGTATCAGAACGACGACACGTTGCTGGTCTACTCGGGTCAGGTTCCGCCGCAGTTCGTCGGCCCGCCGACCCTGAACAGCGCGGTGCTGCAAGAGAGCCAGATACTCACCCAGGACATCAAGGACACGACCGGGCTGCACGACGCCTCGCTCGGCATGACGTCCAACGAGACCAGCGGCAAAGCCATCATCGCCCGCCAGCGTGAAGGCGACGTGGCAAGCTATATCTACCACGACAACCTCCAAGCCGCGATTGCCGAGGCCGGGCGGGTCATCAATGCGCTGATTCCGATTGCCTACGACACCGCGCGCACGATCCGCGTGATCGGCGAAGACGAGGCGGTCAAGGTCAAGCGCATTAACGACCCGATGAACCCGGAGAGCATCGACATCAACCGTGGCCGCTATGACGTGGTGGTGGAAACCGGAGCATCTTACAGCACGAAGCGCGTCGAAGCCGCCGAGAGCATGATGCAATTCATGCAAGCGGTTCCGGGCGCCGCTCAGATGGCCGGCGACCTGATCGCGCGCAACATGGATTGGCCCGGCGCTGACCTGATCGCGGAGCGGCTCAAGAAGGCGCTTCCGCCCGGCATGGCCGAGGAGAAGGACGAAGACCTATCGCCCGAAGAGATGCAGCAGCGTCAGCAGGCGATGCAAGCGGCCCAGGCCGAGCAACAGCAGCAGCAGGCCATGCAGATGCAGGCCGGGCAACTGGCGCTCGCGGAGAAGGAAGCCCAGGTTCAGAAGACCCAGGCCGAGGCGATCAAGGCGATGCGCGAAGCCGAAGCGGTGGGTCAGGAGTCAGGCCCCGCCGTCACGCCGCTCGATGAGGCGCTGAAGATGGCGCAGCTACGCAAGGCGCAGGCCGACGCGGTGAAAGCCGAGGTTGAAGCCCAACGCTCACAGGTGGCGCTGCAAGGCGACATCATGGACCTGGAACGCAAGCCGCTGGAAGTGATGCACTCCGAAGCGGACCTACAGAACAAGATCAACCCGCCGACGCCTGAAGCGGCCGGCTAAGGTTTCGCGCCGGGGGGTTCGTCCCGCCCCTGGATCACGCGCCTCGGGACTTCCGCGAAAGCGCCAATGTCAGAAGCCCCCAACACGCCGGAAGGCGTGACCGAAGACGTGTCCGTTGCCGATCAGGTTACGGAACAAGCCCCCGCTCAGGGTGACGAACATCTCGGGGACGATGCCCCCGCCGAAACCGCCGACGACGGCTCTGGCGAAAAGCCCAAGCCGAAGAAGACGTTTCAAGACCGCATCGATGAAATGACCCGGCAGAAGCGGGAAGCCGAACGCGAGGCGGAGTTCTGGAGGGCCAAGGCCACCCAGCCGCAAGAGCGCCAACGCGACCCCGAGCCCCAGGTCGATGAAGACCCGGAACCCAGCCCCTACGCTTACGAGCATGGGGAAAACGACGTGCGCTTCATTCGGGCGCAGGCCGCTTGGGAAGCCCGGCAGGAAGTCACGCGCCAGTTCAACGAGCGCGCCCAACGTGAAGCCGAACAGGCCGAGCGTCGGCGGTTCAACGAGCGGGCCGAGACCTTCGCCGGTCAAACGCCGGACTTCTACGACGTGGTGGGTCAGAACTACGAGCGCGCCGCGTCTGTGATGACGGAAGTCATGCAGCACGCCGCTCGTGCAGCCGATGAAGCGCCGGCCCTGGCGTATCACCTGGCGAAACACCCGGCAGAGGCGCGCCGCATCGCGGCACTCAACCCCTACGCCCAAGCCGTTGAGATCGGAAAACTCGCAGCCCGGTTGTCGGCGCCCGCAGCGCCACGACCAGCCCCAAAAACCGCCACCGATGCCCCGGAACCTCCCCCGCAAGCGCGAGGGACCGGAGGCCGATTCAAGGTCGCGCCGGACACGGACGACTTCTCGGCCTTCGAGCAAACCTACGGCTGAGGCGGCTCTAGTCCCAAGAGGACGGAACCCAAATGCCTAACGCACTCCTGTCTCCGAAGGTGTACGCTAACACCTTCCTCAAGCTCATGAAGAACAACCTCGTGGCCGCCAAGGTGGTGACGAGCGAGTTCAAGGACATTGTCGTCAAGCCGATCAGCAACACTGGTCAGAAGAACGGCACCACGGTCTACGTCAAGCGCCCGCCGCAGTTCACGGTGCGTGACGGCGCGGTCGCCCAGGTGCAAGACGTGGTCGAAGGCGAAATCGCCCTGACCATCGACAAGCAGAAGGGTATCGACGTCGAGTTCACCTCGATGGAAGAGACCCTGACCGTTGACAGCCTGCTGAAGTCGAAGGTCATGACCTCGGCTGCGGCTCAGTTGGCGAACCAGGTGGACACCGACATTCACGCGGTGACCCGCCAGTTCTACTCCTGGGTCGGAACGCCGGGTCAGCTCATCAACAGCTTCTCGGACCTGTCCAAGGCTCCGCAGCGGCTTGATGAGCAGGGCGTCGAGACCGATGGCCGCGTCGGCTTCCTGCATCCCTCGGATGCCTGGGCCATGCTCGGCAATCTGTCCGGCCTCCAGACCGAGAAGATCGCCTCCGACGCGCTCACCCGCGCCAAGCTGCCGATCCTCGGCAACATCGACTGGTACGCCACCCAGAACGCTTCGACGGTCACGACCGGCACGCGCTCGGGCAACGCCCTGGTCGATGGCGCCAGCCAAAACGTCACCTATGCTTCGGTGAAGGACGGCGATTGGCAGCAGACGCTGAACATCGACAACGTCGGCAACGCTCAGACCGTGGCCGCCGGCGAGGTGTTCACCATTGACGGGGTGTTCGCCGTCAACCCGATGACCAAGGCCACGCAGGACTTCCTGCAGCAGTTCACGGTCATCACCGGCGGCACTTCGGTGGCGACCGGCACGGGCGACAACCAGAACCTGGCGCTGACCATCACCCCGCCGATCATCACCTCTGGAGCGTTCCAGACGGTGAGCGCGGCTCCGGCTGACAACGCCGCGATCCAGTGGATGGGTGACGACAACGAGGCCAACACCGACGCCACGACCTACAAGTTTGGCACGGTGTTCCGTCCCGAGGCCATCGCGCTGGTCTCCGCGAAGCTGATCATGCCTTACTCGGGCGAGGCGGATTACGCCACCGACCCCGACACCGGCCTGACGGTTCGCTACTGGCGTTCGTCTGACTCCACCAACGACACGCACCTGCACCGCTTCGACGTGGTCTACGGCGTGAAGAACGTGGATCGCCGCCGAGGCGTCCGCCTCTCCGGCACGGCCTAATCGGTCTCCTCCCTGGAACTGAGGCGGGGCTTCGGCTCCGCCTCTCTCTTTTCATAGAAAGGGTCAGACATGACCGCTGAAGTTATTGGCCGCGCCCCTGCGGACGGCCTCCGGGTGGGTCAAGCCACCTCTCACCTGATCGGCTTTTACGGCACCACGGCGATCAGCCAGCGCGCCGGCGCCGCTCAGGGCACCGCGCTCGTCGGCACCGCCTCCTCGGCGGATGTCACCACCGACCTGAAGGCAGCCGTGATCGAGATCATGAACACGCTGACCAACCTGGGTCTCTGGAAGGGCGGCGCCTAAGTGCCGTCGGTTCTCCACGTCGGGTGCGGGCGTGACTCGCTTCCGGCGTGGCTTGGGAACCATGACGAGGTGCGGCTTGACGTCGATCCTGACGTTGAGCCGCATATCGTCGCCTCCATGCTCGACATGGGCGACATCGGCGGGTTCGACGTCGTTTATAGCTGCCACTCGCTGGAGCACGTTTACCCGCACGAAGTGCCTGTGGCGCTGGGTGAGTTCTACCGGGTGCTTCGGCCTGGAGGGATTGCGGTCATCATCGTCCCGAACCTCGACGGCGTGAAGCCCGACGAAGAGGTTCTGTACGAGTCCCCGGCGGGTCCGGTGTGTGGGCTCGATATGTTTTACGGCATGTCCCGGCTGATCAAGGACGCGCCCTACATGGCGCACCACTCGGGGTTCGTGCCTGACACGCTCGCCAAGGCCATGACGGCGGCGGGCTTCGAGGAGGTTTCGGCCAAGGGCTTGGCGTTCTGGACGCTGCTGGGTGCGGGGCGGAAGCCTTGAAGCTGGTGATCTGCACCCCGACGATCAAGCGCCCGTTCGACGCCTACCTGGCGGCCTTGGAGGCGGAGGTTCCGCACCTCGACGCGGCGGGGTTTGAACACTTCGCGGTCAATGAGGTGGGCTCGGCCTACATCTCGCACGCGCGGGCCTCGATCCTCCGCAAGGCGTTGGACGTGCAGCCGGACGCCATCGTGTTCATTGACCACGATATGTCCTGGGAACCGGGCGAGCTGGTCAAGCTGGTGCAGACGCCGGGTGACGTTGTCTGTGGGACGTATCGGTTCAAGACCGAGAAGGTCGAATATATGGGGACCTGGCGCACGGACGCCGAGGGCTACCCGGAACAACGCGAAGACGGCTGCATCCGGGGCGAGTGGGTTCCGGCGGGGTTCCTCAAGGTCACGCCGCACGCCGTCAACGAAATGATGAAGGCTTACCCGGAACTGAATTACGGGCCGCTTTATCGCCTGAGCCATGACCTGTTCAACCACGGCGCCCATGAGGGCGTCTGGTACGGCGAGGATTACGCCTTTTCCCGGCGCTGGAACGCGCGGGGCGGGGAAATATGGATTAACCCGAGGCTTGAACTGACGCACCACGGCGCGGACGGGACGGCCTATTCGGGCAGCTTTCACACCTATTTGCGCCGGCAGCCCGGCGGTGACTTGGCGGAGGCCGCATGACCACGATGCGAGTTATCCTCACGCGGGCCATTCGCATGACGCGCGCCCTGCCTATGGGCGACACGCCCGAGGCGGAGCAGATGGAAGCCGCGCTTGAGGATGCGCAGAGCTTCTACCTGTATTTCCCGATCCGCACGCTCAAGCCGGTGCTGGTGACGGCCAACTACACCGCCAAGGAAAACGAGCGGGTGGTCAACACGTCGGGCTCTCCGATCACGGTGACCCTGCCGGAAACCATTACCGAGGACGGAAGCGAGCGGGCGGTGCAGAACGGCGCGCTTGTGGAAGTCGCGGGGACATCGACCGAGCGGTACATCTACGTCTCCGAATTGGCGGCCTGGAAAGAGCTAACCGACCTGACGCTGATCAGCGAACAGCCGTTCGGCCCGACGCATGACGGCGACGTAGCGGCGATGATTGCGGCGCGGATTGCGGGTCCGGTGTTCCAGCGTTCGGCCCCTGACGATGTGATGGCGCTCGCCAATGCCGGGCGCACGGCGATCCGGGCGGCGTTCCGTCAAAAGTACGTTCCCACCTTCGACCGGGCGCTCTTGCGGCCTGAAGACCTGAGCATGGAGACTTAAATGTCCGAAATGACGCGCCCTGGTGAATCCTTTGGGGCGGTTACCGCCTCCGATACCGCTGACGTGGCAAAGGTCAACGGCGATTGGCCGCGTTCGCTCTGGGTGGGTGTTGCGGGCAACATCGCCGTGGTCGCGCCCAACGGCACGACGCGGACGTTCGAGGGCGTTCCGGCGGGGACCATGCTTCCGGTTCGGTTCAAGCGCGTGAACAGCACGAACACCACGAACCAGACGGCCACGTCCATGGTCGCGGTCTACTAGCATGGCGACGTTTACCAAGTTCGACGTCTTTACCGAGAACCTGGCGGAAGGCGTCCACAACCTTGGGTCCAACACGCTCAAGGTGATGCTAACCAATTCGGCTCCGCTGGTGACCAACACGGTTCGGGCGAACCTGACCGAGATCAGCGCCGGCAATGGCTACACGGCGGGCGGCGCCACGGTGACCGTGACGTCATCTGCGCAGTCGAGCGGCGTCTATTCGCTAGTGGGCAATGACGTGGTGTTCACGGCCTCGGGTGGGTCGGTCGGCCCGTTCCGCTATGCGGTGCTGTACAACGACACCCCGACCAGCCCGGCCGACCCGCTGATTGCGTTCTGGGACTACGGCTCAAGCGTGACCCTGGCCTCGGGCGAGACGCTGACCGTGGACTTCGGATCTAACATCCTCACGGTGACCTGATGCCGACCGGGACGGCTACGCTCGACTTCGGGGCGTTCCCCGGAAGCAACGAAGCGTCGGTCGCGTTCTCGGACGCCACGATTGGCGCGGGGGCCAAGGTCGAAGCCTTCATCATGGCGAACGACACGACGTCGGACCACACGGCGGCTGACCATCGCTACGCCGGGCAGTTCTTCTCGCTCACGGCGGCGCCCAACGCGGGTGTCGGCGGGACGATCTACGCGCGGTCAATTCACAAGATGCAGGGGACGTGGGCGGTTCGCTACGTCTGGGCAGACTAAGGACACATCATGGCTCTTGACACCAACCTCGCAGGGGGCGTCTCCGGCACAAAGCAGGAGGTCGATGCGAACAAGAACGCGTTCGTCATCACTCCTGGCCACGCAGCCAATGGCCAGCAGTTCGGCGGCGGCCCCAACGCGGGCCACACGATGCAGTCGGAGAACGATTCCGGCGAGCTGACCGGCGTCCGCCACGTCCATGCGCCTGAGACCGATGACGACTACCGTTTGCGGGTCGGCCTCGACCTCCTGCTGGATCAGGAAGCCTTCACCGACACGGCGCAGAACACCGGCAAGTTCTCGCACGCCTTCACGACGCTCACCGCGACCTCAAGCGCGTCGGGCCTGCTGACCAACAGCGGCAACATCACCACCACGACGACCGGCATGACGTTCGGCACGTTCGCGCAATTCCCGATTGGCGGGACCAACACGCTCGTTGTCGAGACGGCGCTTTCCTTCTCGGCACAGCCGAACGCCAACACGGTCATCGACTTCGGCGTGTTCCAGCGTGGCGCTTCAACGGCCTTTGCGCCGCTGGACGGCGTCTACTTCCGTATGACATCAACGGGCCTGCTGGGCGTCGTCAACAACGCGGGTGTGGAGACCACGACGAGCGTGTTTCCGCTCGCGCTGGGGACCGGCACGTTCGCCTACGCCAACAACCGGGTTTACCGCTTCCTCATCCAGACCACGAACGTGGTCACGACCTTCTGGATCGACAACCTCAAGGTCGGTGAAATCCCTACGCCGGTCGGCGCCGACAGCCCTTGCCTGTCTCGCTCGCTTCCGTGGTCCATTCGTCACGCCATCGTCGGCGGTGCGGCGGGCGCGGCGACCCAGGCGCTGGTCAAGGACTACCGCGTGACCGTGCGCGGGCCGCAGTACGCCAACGTGCTCAGCACGTCGGGCAACCGCATGTTCGGCTCCTATCAGGGCCTCTCCGGCGGCACGATGGGCTCGCTCGCCACCTACGCCAACAGCACGAACCCGACCGCCGCCGCGCCAAGCAACACGGCGCTCACGGCCAACCTTCCGGGCGGCCTCGGAGGGCAGGGTAGCGTCACCGCTGCGGCTGCGGCTGCGACGGACGGCATTTGGGGCAGCTATCAGGTTCCGGCGGGCTCCACGACCGTTCAGGGCCGCAGGCTGGTGGTTCGCGGCGTCCGACTGCAATGCGTCAACAACGGCGCTGCTGTGGCGACCACGGCGACCGTCGTGCAGTTCTCGCTCGCGTTCGGTCATACGGCGGTTTCGATGGCGACATCGGAAAGCGCGTCTTTCGCCACCGGCACGACCAAGGCTCCGCGCCGGGTGGCCATGGGCTTCCAATCCTGGGCAATCGGCGCGGCTATCGGTGCGCCCGCATCGGAGGGACCGATCTACCTCGACCTTGGGGATGCGCCGATCTACGTCAATCCGGGCGAGTTCATCGCTCTGGTCGGTAAGTTCCTGGTCGGCACCGCCACGGCCTCGCAGACCATCAACTTCATCTGGCAACCCGTCTACGGTTGGGAGTAACCGTTGAGCCTTCTCCTCGCACTTAGCGGGGGACTTACCCTAAGCGCGGCGTCGGGGGCCTATACGGTCACCGGGGCGGACGCCGGACTACGGATTGCGCGGCTTCTGGAGGCCGGTGGCGGCGCTTACGTCCTGACCGGGGACAATGCGGCGCTGAGACTGACGCGCCGTCTGGAGGCATCTGGCGGGGCTTATACGGTCACCGGCGCGGATGCGGGGCTTAATCGCGGCTACACGCTGGTTGCGGGTGGCGGAAGCTACGCGGTCGCCGGGGCGACGGTCAGCTTCAGCCGCAGCTATCAGATCACGTCCGATGGCGGTTCGTATGTCGTCAGCGGCGGGCCGACGCTTCTGTTCGGGCCGGGTCGCATCCCGGCCTATCCGATACCGACCCCGCCCACGGCTTCGGGTGATCCGGCAAGCGGCGGAACGATTACGGCGCAACCCATAACGGGTGGCGGAACGGCGAGTGCGGGTGGCTTGCCTTCCTCGCCTTCGATCACGGCGGAACCCATAGCGTCGGGGCCGGTCATCAATGGCTAACCTGTCGCCCAACAGTCCGCAGCGTGACCGGCGCATCCTGGCGGCGGACGCGGCCTACGCGGCGTTCCTCGCTCCGGGCTTTCCGCTCGATGACTACCCCGGCGAGACGTTGCAAATCCGCAACGAGCTGGACCGGACAAACTGGCTAACGCTCAAGGACATCTGCGCCGAGGCTATCGCGGCGGGCGTGGGTGACCTGACAATCGACGCGCCGGGCATCCGCTGCACGTCCAACGCCTTCATCCGCCCGACCTACGCCGAGACCTTCGTTCTGATGCAGGAATTGAGGGCGTGGGCGATGCAGGCTCAGGCCAACTGGTGGCGGCTTAAGGATGAGTGCCGGTCGGTCACGACGCGGGCCGCGCTGGAGGCTATCGACATGGGTGCGGGGTGGCCGTGAGGCGGTATCTGGAGCGCGTCCTCGCCGGATGCTCTCACCTTCTGAACGCCCTAGCCGGCGGTGATCCGCGCAACAGCTTCTCCGCCCGCGTGGGCATGGAAGCGCACCACGGCAAGCGGTGGGCGATCCGGGCGGCGAGACTAATCGACGGGCTACTGTGGTCGAAAAACCACTGTCAAGAGCACGCGCGCGAGGAGGGTCTGATCTGATGGCCGACGCGCTTGTGTATTTCGGCGCCTACAAGCGCACCGGCTTTCCCGAGGCCATTGCGCTGAATTGCATTTCGGAGAACGCGCCCACGCTTCCGAGCGCCACCACGGCGCTGATCGCGCGGCCTGGCCTGGAGGACTTCGCCACGGTCGGGACCGCGCCCATCCGGGGGGTGTTTCAGAAAGCGGGCCTGATCGGTGGTGACGCGTTCATCGTCGCTAACGACACCTGCTACCGGGTGACATCGGGCGGTGCGGTGACGGCGCTGACCGGGACCATTCCGGGCTCGGGGCTGGTCGAGATCGACGGCGGCCTGGACGCTGATTACAACTCAATCATCCGCATTGCGACGGGTTCGGCGCTTTACAAGTACGACAGCAGCGGCCTTGCGGTGGTCGCGGAGACGTTCCCCGATAGTGGCAACGCCGGGGCGACGTCGGTGGCGTTCCTGGGTGGCTATTGGGTGGCGTCGGAAGTCGGGAGCGATGCTCTCTACTACCAGAACCCCGGCGAGACGACCTGGAACGCGCTGCAATTCGCCTCGGCGGAATATGCGCCCGATCCGCTGGTCGGCGTGCGGGCCTTCGGGGAGGTTCTGGCGCTTCTCGGGTCGGCAACGACGGAGTTCTGGCGACTGACGGGCAATGCCTCGTCACCCTTGGAACCGGCGGGCGGGCTCAAGTTCGACATTGGGTGTCGGGCCATCGCCTCGGCGGTCAACATGGCTGGGACGCTGGCGTGGGTCGATGACAATTGCTCGGTCAACGTTAGCGACGGCGGCCCGCCTTCGGTCATCTCGGACAGCGGCCTTTCGGAGCAGATCCGGAAGACGGCAGCGGCGGACCTGTCGGCGTCCTACTTCATTGTCGATCAACACCCGCTCTATGTGCTGCACCTCGGCACGACGGCGACGTGGGTCTATGACCTTTCGACCAAGCGGTGGAGCAACTTCCTCTCGCTCGGCTATGACTACTGGCGGCCCCGCTTCTTCGCCAACCTCGGCGGGACGGTGCTGGCGACGGATCGTCTATCCTCGCAGCTATACCGCCTCGACCCCGACCGCCGGACGGACGGCTCGGACGTGTTCCCGCTGGAGTTCATGGCGGTCATCGACGTGCCCGAGGGAACGGCGGACATCGGCAATGTCGAGCTGGATTGCCTGACGGGCGATGCGCCGCGAACGGGGCAGGGGAGCGACCCGCTGATCGGGATGCGGTGGTCAAGGGACCGTGGCGCGACGTGGAGCGATGCGCGGTATCGGAGCCTGGGGGCCACCGGCAAGAACGCCGAGACGGTGCGCTGGACGGCCTTGGGGCAGGTTCGGGCGCCGTATGGGCTCATGCTGAAGTTTGAGGTGTCGGACCCGGTTGGCCGGCGCTTCTCGGCGGTGCGGATCAACGTGCCGTGACCATTCGCAACTCGGTTCTGTTCATGGCGAGCGGTCGGGCGACCCCGCTTCTGTTAGGTCAGATCCGACGCAGGGGACCGCTGCAGCCGTTTCAGTCGATGGCCGTCCTCGTGGATGGCGGGCTGCCTACGAAATACTTCCGCGACTGGTGGGCTCGGGCCTTCCCGTTGCGCCAACCCCTCCCGCTTGAGCCGATAGCCGACGCCGAAGGGCGCGGAAGTGATCGGTTCTGGGAACTGCTGAACTAGGAGGCGATATGCCGCTTGCTGCACTCATCGGCCCCGCGTTGAGCGTTGGGGCTTCGCTTCTCGGCGCATCGAGCGCCAAGAAAGCCGCCGCCAAGACGGACGCCGCGAACCAGCAGGCGGCAGAACGCGCACTTGCGGCCCAACAGGCCAACCTTGACCGCATCGTCGGGTTCAACGAGCGTTACATCCAAGGTGGCAATAGGGCGCAGGAAGCCTACGAGCGCCGGTTGGGGCTACTGCCTCCCGCGCAACCGGCGAACCCCTGGACGATGACGCCTCAAGGCACCGTAAGCCCCGGCGGTGGTGGGCAGGCCAAGGCTCCGGGCGGCTTTGCGGGCGGCATCCCCGGCGAGCCTACACCCCAAGGCGGTGGACAGGACTTCGCGGGCTACCTGCAAGCTAATCCCGACGTTGCCGCGTGGGCGCAACAGTCCATCGGTCAGACGCCTCCGAATTGGGAAGGCGGGGTGATCGACAGCCCCGAGGAGGCGGCGGCCTATCACTATCAGGCCCACGGGCAGGGCGAAGGGCGCACGCTCAACGCCGCCCCGACAGACTCCAACGCCGTCCCCGACTACATGAACATGCGCCGCCCGGACGCCCCGGAAGCGCCGACGTTTGAGCGTCCTGCGGCGATGCAAGCCCCGAGCCTGCAGGGCTTCATCGACCCCGCCAAGTTCCAGGTGGACCCCGGCTATCAGTTCCGTCTCAGCGAGGGCCTGAAGGCCGTCAACGCGGCCTCTGCGGCGCGGGGCAAGCTCCGGTCCGGTGACGCCGCCATGGCGCTCCAGGCGCGCGGCGAGGGCCTTGCAAACCAGGGCTATGCGGACTGGTACAATCGCCAGCTTCAAGCCTTCGACCGGACCAACCAACAGTTCCAATACGGCCAAGGCCGGGCGGACAACGTGTTTGCCGACGACCGCGCCTATGGAACGGCCCGCTACGTCGACCAGCGCACCTACGGCGACAACCGCTTTGACGCCGACCGGAATTACCAAACCGACCGCTACGACACGCAGAACAACAACCTGTTCAGCCTGACCAACGTCGGGCGCGGCGCGGCGGGTCAGGTCGCGGGCGCCGGCACGAACTTCGCCAACAACGCCTCCAACATCTACGGCGACCAGGCCGCATCGACCGGGCAACGGGCGCAATCCCGCGCGACGGCCAACCAAGAGCTTTACGGACAGGTCGCGGGCTCGGTCGGCAACGCCTTTGCGAGTTGGGGCGGCGGTAGCAGGCCGCTCGCTCCTGCGGTCGGGATGCCCGCACCGGGCTGGCAATCGAGGGCTTGGTAATGGCGCGCAATATCTTCGCCCAAGAAGGCTCATGGCTTCCGAACGTGCAGCGCGGGATCGAGGCCGCCAACGCCTTTGACGACCGCATCCGGTCCCGCCGTGCCTCCACCCGCGCCGCTCCGATGATTGCGGCAGGTGACTACCAGGGCGCAGCGGGCGTCTATGGGGAGGCGGGGCTTGCGGATGAAACGGCGGCGCTTGAGGGCGTCGGGCGTCAGCGTCGGTCGCAGGCGGAAGAAGCGGAGCGCAAAAGCCGTCAAGAGGTCGGCAAGCTATGGCTAGACATGGCGGACAACCTGCGCAGGCAGTTCGCGGACCCCCAGCAACGCTTTCAGGCGTTCACACAGAACCCGGTGGCGCGCACGCTGACGCCGGACCAACTGGCGCAAGTCACCGTTGATGACTTCACCGATCAAGGCCTTGACGCCGTGGTCGGCACGGTGAAGCGGGAGCTTGAGTACATCAAGGGGCCGGACGGAACCTATCTCGCGCTTGATAGAGCGACCGCCCAGCCGGTGGCCGAGGGCATGACGCCGACCCGGCCTAAGCTTGAGCAGTTCGACCCGGAAAAGCCGGTGGT